ATGACAGTGAAATAAAACCGATTGTAGAGGTCATCAAAGAGCTTGATATGTATTCAGAAGAGATGCAGGAAATCTCAGATGGATACGCAGATTTCGTTATTCAGGCCATTGAGTTTGAAAAGAAGAGAACAGATACAGAACCACTCATCGTCATCGAGCAGCATCTTGATATGGATTTTGATGATGATGCAGGAGGAACCTTAGATTGTGGAATCATATCATCTCTGGATGGTGGAACGCTCACAGTGATTGACTTGAAAACCGGTAGAACACCAGTTTATGCATTTGATAGTGAATCGGGACTGTTTAACTCACAACTTGGCATCTATGCACTTTATTTTTACAAAGCCTACAAGGATTTATATCCAGTCAAAAAAGTGAGACTTGTCATTTATCAACCAGTTATAAACAATACAAATGATTATGAGATGCCAATTGAAGAGTTGCTTGAGTTTGAATCAAATGTACTCGTACCGGCAGTGAAAAGAACTAAAACAGAAAACCCAGAAGCGCATCCAGGTAAGTATTGTAGATACTGTGCAGGAAAAGCGATATGTGCAAAGCGAGCTGAAGCTAACAATGAAGTTATGCAAGCGTTAAAAAAACCAGTAACGATTATGACAGATGCTGATATCGAAGCATTACTACCACATCTGGATGAAGTCATTCAATATGCAAAAGATGTGATGGAGTTTGCCATCAAGAAAGCACTCAATGGTCATAAGTGGTCTAAGTACAAACTTGTTCATAATAAAGGATCAAGAAAGATTACTGATGAAGAAGGTGTCATCAAGGCTTGTGAACAAGAAGGTATCGATCCTTATGCACCAAAGAAGGTAGCTGGGATTACAGAACTTACTAAACGAATAGGTAAGAGTAAAGTTGAGGCCCTCATAGGAGCTTATATCAATATGCAACTAGGCTCATTAGTTTTGGTACCAAAAAAAGATCCTCGTGAAGAGGCAAATATGATTGAAGAAGGAGATAAATAAAACATGTTAAAAATTATTGAAGGTAAAGAAAAACGTCCACTAAAAATTGTCATTTATGGTCCAGAGGGAATTGGTAAATCAACCTTTGCCAGTCAGTTTCCAGATCCGTTATTCATTGACACCGAAGGTGGCACAAGCAATTTAGATATTAGAAGAATCAAGTGTAATAAATCGTGGGATGAATTAATCTCAGTAGTGAAAGAAATTATTGCTAATCCAACGATATGTAAAACAGTTGTTTTAGATACCGCAGACTGGGCTGAATCATTATGTACAAATGCAGTGTGTGAGAAGTATCGGAAGAACAACATTGAAGATTTTGGTTATGGTAAAGGGTATGTCTATTTAGTTGATGAGTTTTCAAAACTGCTCACTCTGATGGATCAACTGATCGAAGTAGGTATAAACGTGGTCATTACAGCACATGCAAAACCGAGAAAGTTTGAACTCCCAGAAGAACAAGGCGCATTTGATCGCTATGAAATGAAACTATCTAAACAAGTCGCACCACTTATCAAAGAATGGTCTGATGCACTCTTCTTTGTGAACTACAAGATTTATGTCATTACAACAGAAAATAACTCTAAAAAAGCTCAAGGTGGAAAACGCGTTTTATACACAACACATAATCCTACTTATGATGCTAAGAACAGATACGATTTACCAGAAGAACTGGAACTCAGCTTTTCATCAATCGCGCACTTATTTGAAGATCAAGAGTTCACAAAGCCTGAAGTACTCTTTCCTGATCCTAAAGATATTACGAGTGTTTCAATTGTAACAAAACTAGAGAAGATGATTGAAGACTCAAATATAACAGCGATTGAATTACAACAAGTGGTTGCAGCTAAAGGTCATTATCAAGAAACAGAACCGATTACCAATTATTCAGACGATTTTATAACCAGATGGATCATTCCAAATTGGAAGAAGATCGTAGAAACTATTAAAAAAAATAAAGGAGAACAATAATCATGATTGATAACAAAGATATGTTGATGGATTGGAACGATGCCATCGAAGAAGACGGTCAGGAGTATGTTTTACTACCTGAAGGTGATTTCAATTTTACAGTCACAAATTTTGAACGCGGAAGATTTCCTGGTGGACCAAAAGTACCCGCATGTAATAAAGCTACTATTACTGTCCAAGTCGATACCAAAGAAGGCATCGCAACAGTTAAGTTTGATTTGCTTTTATATCGCTCTTTAGAATGGCGTATTTCAGCATTCTTTAGATGTATTGGTCAGAAGAAACATGGTGAAAAACTCACGATGGATTGGAATAAAGTGATTGGATCTAAAGGTCGTGCTCATTTTAAACAAAGATCATACACGAACAGTCAAGGTGAAGAGAAGTTTACAAATGATATTGATCGCTTTATCGATTACAACGAAGAGTTCTTTTTTCCAGATGATCTTCCATTTTAGGAGGAATCAGTTATGGTATTAAGACCTTATCAAAATGAAGCAGTCAGTGCAATTCGAAATGAGTGGAGTCAAGGACATCAAAAAACGCTATTAGTACTTCCAACTGGTACTGGTAAAACAGTCGTATTTTCAAAGGTTGTTGAAGAGGAAACGAAAGACGGAAGTAATGCATTAATTCTTGCACATCGTGGAGAGTTGCTCGATCAAGCTTCAGATAAATTAAAGGAAACGAGTGGATTGGATTCAGCTTTGGAAAAGGCTGAGTCTAGTTCCATCGGTTCAAAAAAGCGAGTGACTGTCGCATCAGTACAAACATTATCTCAAGAAAAAAGACTCACAGCATTTGCTAAGAACCATTTTAAGACCATTGTTGTAGATGAAGCGCATCATTCCATGAGTGATACTTATCAACGCATACTAACTCACTTTGATGGTGCTAATGTTCTCGGTGTAACAGCAACTCCAGATCGCTCTGATCAGAAAAGTTTAGGAAAGTATTTTGACTCAAAAGCCTATGAATATTCTCTTCATCAAGCCATTAGAGAAGGTTATCTTTGCCCAGTTAAAGCACAGATGATTCCACTTGAACTTGATATTCACAGTGTTAGCGTATCGAATGGTGATTATGCAGTAGGTGAAATAGGATCTGCCTTAGAGCCTTACTTAAACCAAATAGCACTTGAGATGCTTAAATACTGCAAAGGCAGAAAAACTGTTGTGTTCTTACCGCTAGTTAAAACATCTCAAAAGTTCTGTGAACTACTGAATTTACATGGTATTAAAGCAGCAGAAGTTAATGGGAACAGCACAGACCGAGATGAAATCTTAGCTGACTTTGAAGCAGGTGAATATGATGTGTTATGCAATTCTATGCTTCTAACTGAAGGTTGGGATTGTCCAGCTGTGGATTGCATCATTGTACTTAGACCAACAAAAATTAGAAGTCTTTATCAACAAATGGTAGGTCGCGGGATGAGACTCCATCCAGGCAAAGAGGAACTATTATTGCTTGATTTTCTATGGATGACAGAACGCCATGATTTGTGTAGACCATCAGCACTGATTTCTAAGGATGCAGAACTCGCTAAACGTATCGATCAAAAGATGATGGATAAAGAAAGTGGTATTGATTTACTTACCGCTGAAAAAGAAGCTGAAAATGATGTGATACAAGAACGTGAAGATGCTCTCGCAAGAGAACTAGCAGCGATGCGTAGAAAGAAAACAAAACTCGTTGATCCGATTCAATATGCTTTCTCTATTGCTGCAGAAGACCTAGCAAATTATGAACCTGCATTTATGTGGGAGATGGGACCTGCTACTGAAAGACAACTTGATTACTTAGAAAAACATGGTATTTATCCAGAAGCAGTCACGAGTTGTGGTATGGCTAGCATGCTTATTGAAAAACTTAAGAATAGACAAATTGAAGGCTTAGCTACACCAAAACAGATCCGTTTCTTGGAACGTTATGGATTCTTACATGTTGGTATGTGGGCATTTGATGCAGCAAGCAAAATGATTACACGTATCGCAGAAAACAACTGGTTTTTACCAAGAGGTATCAATGCTACAAGTTATCAACCGTAGGAGGATTTAAATGGACAATTTACTTGATGCTTTAAAACAGATTGATGTATCAAAAGTATCCTATCAAGAATGGATAAATATAGGCATGGCACTTAAAGCTGAAGGATATGATTGCTCGGTATGGGATAACTGGAGTCAAAATGATGCTCGCTATAAACAAGGTGAGTGTGATAGAAAATGGAGGAGCTTTGCCGGCTCCTCTAATCCCATAGCCGGAGGAACGATTATAAAAATGGCAAAAGACGCAGGATGGGTTCCTTATGTTCATGAAAACGGTGGACTTATGGAATGGGATGACATCATCGAATACGATGGTGATGGCATGATTTACGATCCTACTGTTAGTATGACTCCAACCGAACAACTTATAAAATATCTTGAAATATTATTTAAAAGTAATGAATATGTTGCGTATGTAACAACGGATGTTTGGCAGAATGCAGATGGCAAATGGATGCCAGGTAGAGGCCAGTATGACAGAACAGCTAAAGAATTAATTGATTTACTTAAAAAACATCCAGATGATATCGGTGCCGTGATTGGTGATTGGAAAGATGAAAGTGGTGCATGGATTAGGTTTAATCCAGTTGATGGTAGTGGTGTTAAGAATGATAACATTACAAGATTTTCCTATGCATTAGTTGAATCAGACAATATACCCATTCCAGAACAAGATGCAATCTATCGAAAGTTCGAACTTCCTATCGCTTGTCTAGTACATAGTGGCAGTAGAAGTCTACATGCTATAGTTAGAGTTGATGCAAATGATGCAGAAGAATATCGTAAGCGTGTGGAATACTTATATGATTTCCTAGATAAGAATGGACTCAAAGTTGATACAGCTAATCGAAATCCATCAAGATTATCACGATTACCTGGTGTGACTCGAAATGGCATTATTCAAACATTGGTGGATACTAACATAGGTAGACGTAATTGGAATGAATGGTTAGATTTTGCTGAAGGTATTGTCGATGAAATGCCTAGACTTGATTCACTGGATGAAGAATTATCACATTTACCTCCTCTTGCACCTGAACTTATTGAAGGGGTTGTTAGAGTTGGACATAAAATGCTTATTTCAGGCTCATCTAAAGCAGGGAAAAGTTTCTTATTAATGCAACTAGCTATCGCATTATCTGAAGGTGGTAAGTGGCTAGGTTTTCAGTGCAAGAAATCAAAAGTCCTCTATGTGAATTTAGAAATAGATAGAGCTAGCTGCTTGCATCGTTTTGACAAGATTTATAAGGCATTAAAACTTGCTCCTAAGCATAGCGGAAATATCAAAGTTTGGAACTTACGTGGTCGAGCGATGCCTTTAGATAAACTTGTACCGAAGCTTATAAGAAAAGTTGCAAATCAAGGCTTCGATGCAATTATCATAGACCCTATATATAAAGTAATTACAGGAGATGAAAACAATGCTTCTGAAATGGGAGTTTTCTCTAATCAATTTGACAAAATTTGTAATGAAACAGGATGTGCAGCCATCTACTGTCATCATCATTCTAAAGGCTCTCAAGGCTACAAAAGAGCGATGGATAGAGCTTCTGGTTCAGGAGTATTTGCGCGTGATCCAGATGCACAACTCGATATGATTCAACTTGAAACTACCGATGAGTTTATGGCTCAATACGCAGATGTACAAACATCTACAGCTTGGAGACTTGAAAGTAGTCTAAGAGAATTTGGTAACTTCAAGCCAGTTAATTTTTGGTTTGAATATCCGATTCATAAACTTGATGATAAAGGTATATTAAAGAAACATTATGCAGAAGGTGACCCTAAAGCAAATCTAGAAAAAAGCGGTAAGAGAAAACAAACACCTGAATCTAGAAAAGATGAGTTCGATGCCGCATTTGAAATAAATAAGAACGAAGACAATACATGTTTAGTATCAGTACTTGCAGAATATTTAGGAGTTACTGATCGCACAATCAGAAAACGTGTACAAGAATTCGAAGATAATTACATTAATGAACATGGTGTAATTTCACCTAGAAAGCCTTAAATGGAATATAGGGAAAAATGACTAGTTCCGTCTTAAATTATGGAATTTGGAATAAAGGAAAAACCTACCTTTGTTCCGTTTTAGAAAAAAAGTGGAATATAGGGCTTATATATAGGTATGTTCCATTACCGCTGACGCATGTTTGTAGGATAGGGCTTGAAAGCCTGCCCTATCCCAAACAAATGCATCATCGTCAGCACTTGCCTATCTGCACCTAAAAAATAAAAAAAATGGAGGTAACTATGAAAATATTCCTGTTACTAGATCCGCCTACAGTTACCGCGCAACAAAATAAAATTGCTCTTGTCAAAAACAAACCAATATTTTATAAACCTGAGAAATTAAAAGAAGCAAGAAGCATAATCATTAAACACTTAAAACCATTCAAACCTGAAAAACCAATTGAAGGTCCGATTAAGCTTCAAGTC